TCGCAAATGTAATTTTACTTCCGTCTTTTTGTGGAAGTTTAGTCATTAAAGCACCTGGTCTAGGGTCATGGAAAACAGGCATAGAAGTTTTGTCGCTACATTTTAAAAAATAAAATCCTGACACATGTTGATTCCAATGTTGATGGGTATCATGATGTCCTCCTCCTTTATGTGAAAATTCTTGAACCCAGCATTCTGTAAAGTGTAAACTATGATTTCTTAAATCAAAACCACACCAATCTAAAAATTCATAAGAACGCTGTCCACAAAAATTTACAAACTCTTTTGCTTTAGGATCATTGTTAAACGATTCGCTATGATTAGATAAACCAAAGTCATCTATTTTTATCCCAAATTGTTTATTTCTTTCTTTAATAGTTTTGTTCATTATTTTCTTTTGGGTTTTTTTTAAATAGCCATCTGTTAATCTTAACATTTTTGAAAGAAACATGGGTGCTTCGGCTGTCCAAACTGGAGTGCTAAAGTAAGCAGCACTATTAAATTTTACATGATTGTTACTTCCTTCCATATTATTGAAACGGATAACCTAGATTCCAAATCACTAGACTATACCTTACTCCTTTCGTTACGGGTTTAACTCTATGCCAAACAAAACTAGGAAACACAACAATAGAACCTTTAGGTAATATTTCTGTGCAAGTTCTAGGTTCTCGGGGTTTATCAGGGTCTTGTTGTCTAAAATCAAATTCTAATTCTCCCCCTTTGTAAGTTTTAGGATCCGACAATGTAACCGTTACTGATAATTTTCTAATTTTTCCTTTAGTTGGTCCTTCTTCTGCATAAGGTTTATCCCAACTATCACAATGCCAATCATAATATTGACCTTTTTTATATTTAGTAAATTGGCAAGATTCCGACCAATCCCAAAAAAAATTCCACCCTGCATTTTGATTGGCAGTACGAACATAAGGTTGAATTTCTTTATAAATCCAACGATCATTCATCCAAACGATATTAGAATCTCTTTTCTTTTTTAAATCTTTTAATTCTTCTTTTGTTAATGGCGCTTTGTTTAAATCTCTATCCCTTCCTAACCCTCCGGTAATAGCTGTTACTTCTCTTCTTTTTTCTGCCTTTCCATATTGAATAATCATGTCGCAGATTCTAGGAGGCACAGCAGATTGAAAGTACCAAAAATAATTAGATAAATTCATAAGTAGTAGTTAAAAATATATTTATTTGTTTTGATTTATTAGGAGTAATAAAATATTTATTAGTGGAAGGAAACATTACAAAATGATTATTATTTAAAGGAAGATGCCACGTTCTGCCTTTTCTTCGATTATCATCATATTCAATAACAATCCCAGTAGACTCTTGTCCCACATCTACTCCATAGATAAAGGTATAGTCGGCAGCATTTCTTAAATCCATAGAGTCAACCGTATTTCTTGAAAAAGATTTTTGATTATATTCATAAACATTCCCCCAGTTTAATTTAAGGACCAATGTTTTACCATATTCAACTTTGAAATGATCTCGAACATAATCCTGTAACCATTGATGAGCTTGAGAATAATCCAGTTGATAATCAACATAAGAATAATCTTTAATATTATTACTAATTCTTTTTTCTTTAATAAACGAATCGATGATACTATTTTTAATAATATCTCTTTTAATTTCGAACCCTTTAGGCGTTTTTATCTCGCCGTAATATAAATCGATTTCCGATAATACTTTCTTGTGCATACCTATAAGGTAGGTAATTTAATTTAATAGAAATGTCAAGATAACTAAAAAGATTTGATGTGGATCAATTATACGAGGCTGTCTGTAAGGTCCCAAGCACCACTAGATTCGTTCCAAGTATACACCCATTGATGAGTACCCGCGTCATTTTGAGACTGTTGTTCAGCTGTAAATGCAGGTTCGTCACCGATTGGCGATTGCCATCTAGCTTCTGAAGTATTAAGAACCCAACTTGCATAAGGTTTTTTACCAATGAAAATATCATTATCTTCATCATAAGTCATACCTATACCAGCATAATTTCCTCTTAATGCTTTAGAGTTATCTCCTGATGAATGAGTATTGTGTAATGTATTGTAAGATGTTTTTTTCCAAAGTGGCCAGTTGTGGATTCTTTCTAAAAACTGTCTGCCTACTTCTTCGTCTTCTATACCATCACCATTGTGACAGTCACTGTCATTTACGACGTGAACTGCGATGACCTTATTGTTTGCTCCTAATTTTGCGAAATGTGCCATAATGTTTCTCCTTATATTATACTTATTTTAAATTGTAAATCCATAATTAATTATTGATACCTATACCTAATCATTACAATACCTGATCCTCCTGTTTTTCCCTTATATGTTCCATTTCCACCACCACCACCTCCCCCTGTATTAGCACATCCGGCATAATTTGTTACTAAAGGAGAACCACCGGTTCCACATCCTCCTCCACCAGCACCTCCTGAACCACCTGGACCATCTCCATAACCACCACCACCGCCTGAAAAATATCTTGTACTTGAAACTGGACCTGCTGTTCCATAACTAGGTGCCGTTGGTCCTATATACCCATCAGGAATATAACTTCCTACTCCTCCTGCACCACCTGTGTTCGGACCTGTACCATTTCCTCCTACACCTCCAGCTCCACCACCACCTTGTGCTATTCCGTGTGAACCAGGATAACTTCCTCCATTTTGACCTTGGGGTGGACTTGTTGGTGGTGTATTTCCACATCCACCTGTTCCACCTGTTGCTGATCCTCCACCTGACCCTCCATTACCACCATCATCCGATGGATTTCCTCCACCAAAACCACCACCTGCTGATGTGATTGTTGTAAAAACTGTATTTGAACCCACCACTCCACAACTTGATGGGGTTGGACCACCTGCTCCTCCTGCACCTACTGTGATTGGATAAGCTGTTGCTGTAACTGTAATTCCTGCTGGAGCTACTAATGGACTACCTGCTGGACTTAATTGAGAAAAATATCTAAAACCACCTGCACCTCCAGCACCACCATCTCCTGTGCCTCCACCTCCTCCGCCAGCTACTACTAAATAATCTACTACATTATTAGGTGCTGAGAGGGCAGTACAATTTACTGTAAAAGTACCAGTTGCTGTAAAAATATGAGTTTTATAATCTCCACAGGTTACTGTTGCGTTTCCACCTGATGCACATATATATTCGCTTCCTTTAACTGTGGTATCTGTTTGAATATTTAACCATCCTTGTGTTCCATCTATATAAACCATTGTAATGGATTGACCTGCTGTATCTAAAGTAGCATCAACACAATTACCGGCAATCTTTGATCCACCTCTGCCTAAAGTAACTGCTTTACAAGCTGTTCCCCAAGTGTCTTTGTAATCTTTTAAGGATACAATATCTCCTGCTGTTGGACTACTTGGTAAGGTAACTGTTACAGCACCCCCACAAGTATTAACCATATAACCTTTTCCTGAAACTGCAGTTAAAGGACTTGTCTTTACTGTAGTGCACCAATCTACTGTTCCGGTTCTTCCAAATCCTGTTTGTGAAGCACACGCACCTAGAGCAATAGTATCTCCAGCTTCTCCTAGAGTGACTGTTGTTCCTGATCTTGGTGCGATTGTGTTTACTTTAATTTTGCTCATAATCTTTTGTTTTCACTATATTCTCATTTTTTAAAAAATTCTACTCATTATTGATATCTGTACCTTAAAATTACTATTCCTGAACCTCCTGTACCACCTACTCCTGGAGTGGGATTAGGACCACCAGCCGCTCCTCCACCGCCACCGCCAGTATTAGCAGTTCCAGATGTTCCACTTCCTGTAGTACCTCCAGCACCGCCTCCACCACTTGCTGGACCTTGTGTTCTTGGTGTGCTTGGATAATTAGATTTTCCTGCACCACCCCCACCTGCTCTTTCAGTAGGTGTTCCATCAATAGAAGATGTAGCTCCAGTACCACCAGCACCTGTTGTTGATCCTGGACTTGATGGATTTCCACCTGCGACAGTTGCTCCACCTCCACCACCAGCTAAATAAGTTGGTCCAGTCCTATCTGATGTACCACCGTTTGTACCTTGAGACGGACTAACTGGTGGGGTATTTCCTATACCTACACCATTTGCTGGTCCACCATTATTATCTTGTTTTGCTCCACCACCAGAACCTCCTGGGCTTCCTTGACAGGGAGTCAAAGCAACTCCTGATCCATATCCACCTCCTGCTGAAGTGATTGTTGAAAAAACTGAATTAGAACCACTAACACCGTGATTTAAACCTGCTGCTCCACCTGCACCTCCTCCTCCAACTGCAATGGGATAAGCTGACGCTGTAACTGTAATTCCTGCTGCAGCTACTAAAGGCGAAGCTGTGTAAGGAACCACAGGTGCTGTTGTTCCTTCTCTAAATCCTCCTGCACCGGCGCCTCCAGAAGATGTTGTGGATTGGCATTGACCACCACCTCCTCCACCGCCAGCAATTACCATATAAGCTACAGTATTATTGGCTGGGGTTGCAGCCGAAAGTCCAGAAACTGTAAATGTTCCATCTGATGTAAATTTATGAATTTTGTAATCACCACAAGTGCTTTCTGTACCCCCTGATGCTGTTATATAATTATTTCCTTTAACTGTGGTATCTGTTTGAATATTTAACCATCCTTGAGTTCCATCAACATAAACCATTGTAATAGATTGACCTGCTGTATCTAATGTTGCATCAATACAATTACCACCAATCTTTGATGAATTTCTACCTAATGTAACTGCTTTACAAGCTGTTCCCCAAGTATCTTTGTAATCTTTAAGAGAAACTATATCTCCAGCAGTAGGAGAAGATGGTAATGTAACTGTGATTGCTCCACCACAGGTATTGATCATATAACCTTTTCCACTTACTGCAGTTAATGGAGATGTCTTAACGGTTGTACACCAATCGACTGTACCTGTTCTTCCAAACCCCGATTGTGTTGCTCCACACGCTAGTGTGACTGTAGTTCCACTTTCACCTAAAGTTAAAGTACTCCCGGTTGAGTTTGTTACTGTATTTGATTTAATTGTTGATGCCATAATTTAATTTCTATTGATATCTGTATCTTATAATTACTACTCCAGAACCACCAGTTCCTGATGTATAACTATCAGGTCCTCCATTTCCACCACCTCCACCTCCAGTATTTACTGTTCCTGAAATTCCATTCAGATCACCTGATACTCCATTTCCTCCACCGTGAGATGATGTACCTCCTCCTGTTGGTGATGGTCCGGGAGGATTAGAAGTTTGGGCACCTCCACCTCCACCACCTGAATAACCTACTGGACTTGCTGTAATACTTGAATTAACTCCGGCTCCACCATTTCCGGCATTAGCTGTGCCTGGTGGTGGGGATTGAGTTCCAGCTGTCGCTGCACCTCCGGCTCCTCCACCTCCTCCGAAACCAACATTCGCTCCTGGGCCTGGAGAAGATCCCCCTCCATCATTTCCTTGAGGAGGAGTTGTTGGGGGAGTGTTCCCACTTCCTACAGAACCACCGGCTCCAGGTCCATTGCCTGCACCTCCACCGGAACCACCATCACCTCCAGCTGGAGTAGAAGGTCCATTCCATCCTCCCTCTCCACCTGCAGTAGATGTTATTGTACTAAAAACTGAATTGTTACCATCTGTTACTCTAGCTCCTGGATTCCAAGCATTTCCTCCAGCCCCACCTGCTCCAACTGTAATTGGATAACTTCCTGGACTTGCTGAGAGTGTTAAAGATGTAGCAGAATCTAAAGGACTTGCTGTATAAGGATCATTAGAATTTTTTCCTTCTCTAAAGCCTCCTGCTCCTCCACCAGCTCCTGCACCGCCGCCTCCACCAGCAACTACTACATAACTAGCCTTATCTGATTCAGGAGCTCCTGAACCTACGGATGAAACTGTAAAAGTTCCGTCTGCTGTAAATTTATGCCATTTGTAATTTCCTGATGTTCCACAACTATTTCCTCCGGATGCACTAATATAAGAAATAAGTATATCAGTTGTTGAATCTTGAACTGTTTTCCATCCTCTAGTTCCATCAACATATACTAATGTAATGGATTGATTTTTAGTACTTAATGTTCCATCTTGACAAGTACCATTAATTTTTGAAGAATTTCTTCCTATAGTAACTGCGTTAGTACAAAAAGTAGATTTATAATCTGCCATTGATACTATATCTCCTGCGGATGGACTTGCTGGTAAAGTAACTGTGATTGCTCCACCACAAGTATTGACCATATATCCTTTTCCTGTCGCTGCTGTGAATGGACTTGTTTTAGCAGTTGTACACCAATCTACTGTTCCGGTACGACCAAAACCTGATTGAGTTGCGCCACACGCTAAAGTTACAGTAGTCCCTGAACCACCAACTGTTAACGTTGAGCCTGTTTGTTTATCAATTTGATTTACTTCTACTTTACTCATTAAACAATTACCAACGTTCCTGTAACGGTTACTGTTCCTGGAATAGTAATAGGACCTGCTAAAACTCCATTTTCAACAGTTTGTGTTCCATCAATTGTTGCCGCTTGATTCCATATAAAATCATTAGGGCTATATTGCCCTCCAATATATTGGATTCCATTTATTACTGCAGTCATAATTCCTCCTACGAACTAATTGTATCGATGTAAGATAAAACAACGTCTAGTGAACTTGCGGTATCACTAACTGCTTCTAATACATCTCCACTTGCCAAAACAATCTTCGCTCCGCCTTGGATCAATTCGATAGCTGAATTAGGTGGAATATTAACTCCTTTTGCTAAAAAGTAATCGTTTCCGCCTTTTGCAATTTTAATATCAACTAAAATAGTTGTTGTTAAAATATTACAGCATCTAATACCTATCACTGCATCGTAATTTCCTGCAGTTAAGATAGTAGTATCACTTGTTCCAATTGTTCTAGTTAGTGTATTTCTAAAATCTTGTGCCATATTTATTTCCTATAATGCGACCGCCATTGCTAATGCAAATCCTGCGCTTGCTGCTCCTACTGGATTCCCACTTGAATCTAAATAAACTGTTTTACTTGCAGGCATCGTACAAAATACATCTTTAGTGCCGGCCGTAAAACTTACTGCTGCATCAGAATTAGAACTAGAGATAGGTGTAGTTCTCGTTAAGTTAGCACTTGTACCATCTAACGTTCCAAGTCCTACTTCCCATTCAGAAGTTCCTTGATTATGAATTGCATAGTAAGTTGTATTACTATTTCCAATTCCTGCTGCAAAAGTTTCAAAACCACTTACTGCACCTCCAAGTGCCATAGCACCTGTACCAGTTGTAGTACTCGATTCTTTTACTCTATCATTTATTACTAATGCCATTTTACTTTTCTCCTATTAAGCCATACTGATAATTGCATCTGCCGGTGTGCTTGGATCCGGGAAAGTAATTTTAAATGTACCATTTGTACAAGTTTTACTTCCACCAAAATCTAACACCACACATACTTTATCACTTTGGGAATCATTATAAATTGCTCCATGAGTTGCTGTAATTGTAGCCGATGTCCACGTCGTATCATCAAAATCACAAGTAGCTACTGCTGTTCCATATGCAACTGCATTACCGCTAAGAGTATTACCAGTTGCTGTATAATTAGTTCCTGAAGAACTAACTTCATTTGTAGAAACATAAACAGTACTAGATGTGTTGTAAGGATTTGAAGTGTACAAAGCTAATTTAAAGCTGTCCCCACCGGAAGCAAAATTATGTGTTCCTGTGAATAACTCTCCACGGAATGCATAGGGTATTACGTTTGCCATATTTTTATCTCCTTAATAAGTTGATGGTGATTCAGATTTAATTGGAAGACGAATAACCCCATCTTGAAATTCGTTTCTGCGTCTACGACCCAGTTGTTCTCTCGCGTACGTTTCTAAAGCTTCTTTATAAGCTTTATCATAGTATTGTAGCATATCCATCGGGCCTTTCAAGTACCCATATGCATTTACTAGACATGCATATAAAAGTAAATCTTGATATTTATTAGAGAGATAAGTACCACTGGAAGACTTGGTCGCATCCGTTAAACTGGTTGGTTCTTTATTATAAGCTAAAGTAATTTCGTAAGCTGCATTTGGTGTAGGAGCTATCACCCAATACTCTTCATCCCAATTGCCATAGTATTTAGGAATACTGCTAGAAGCAGAACCGGGTGTTGCATAATATTCTGCCATAAAACTGGGATCTCTTTGTTCTAAATAAACTTGCTCATCATCACTATTTTTTAGCTGCACATATCTAATGACTCTTAAATCAGCTGGAATTGATACATAGCGATTACCAATAATACAGTTAGAGGTCGCATAAAATCTCTCTAGATCAGCATCAAAAGCTCTATAAATTCTGTTTTCCGCATTAACAATAAATTTATTCAAAACGCTAGAACTAAAAACTGAACTATCTACTTCAGTATAATTCTTAATATCATCCTGTAAATTTGTTAAACTGTATGTTAATCCTGCTGGCATATTATTGTGGTCCTATCGTTTTTAAAGTTACTGGTCCAGACGATATGTTCCATCCTCCACCTTTTATACTACCTGAGCTTGCTGTTCCAGTACTATTAAAATGATACCAGTTTGCTGGAGTATGTAGTAATCTTACTGTTGCTCCGGTATTATGAGTAGCAGCCGTGGATCCAAAAGCTCCACGAGTCACTCCTGTTAATGTATGGGTACTTACTCCCGTATAACTAATAATCTCAGTATCAACTAAAATGCCCCAAGTAGGTGTACCACTTTTATTGGTACTTGTAGGTTCGACTACTCCAGTAGAGACTCCTGTAAAATTTGTGCCACTTGTTAAAACTATAGTAGTGGTAGAAGCATCCAGTGCTCCATTTAAAGTGGTTGTAGTAGAAGTATACTTTCCAGGATAAATTGTAAAACCGGCAGCTCTACAAATTGTTGATCCAGCAATTCCATCTATGTTTGCAATGTTAGAAAAACCAACGACAGGATTTCCTGCAACGGGTCCATCATCTCCTACGGTATCAGGAGTTCCAGTACCAGGAGAAGTAGTAGGAGCACCTCTAAATCTTACAGTGTCTCCATAACTTCTTTGATGATCTAAAGATTTAACATTTATAATTCCTGAAGCAGCCGCATAAGTGACTAAAGGATTAAATTCTAAAAATCTTAAAGTAGAAGGAGCTGGCTGTTGAGGTCTTGTTTTCCATAAAGCTGTGGGATCAGCATGACTTGGTTTAGGATCGAGTTGAGGTTGTTTAGATTCAAATTCAGAATAATGTACAAACAATCCATTCCATTGTGTAACCATTTCATTCCATGGAAATGATTGACCACTAATATCTGAAACTGCTAGTGCAAATTTTCCTTGTGCATATCGCGCCATAATTAAACACTGGGATAATAAGTCTTAGGTGTAATATACGTACTATTACTAGACCCATCCGCTGCCTCCGCTCTTAATAATTCATCTTCATAAAGTAGTTTTAAATTTTGTGATCTATCTGGAGCATATTTTAAACTTACATAATATGCTAAACCTGCGCACATTGCAGGAATGTAATAATAAGGAACATCTGCTGCATTGGTATAGGCACCAGCATCCTCTATTCTTTTCATGTAATAAAATTGAATTCTGTCTCCCGCCTGACTTGAACCAGGGGTAGTATATAAAGTAATGGTAACTCTATCTATAAATCGTTGAACCCAATATTGAGAAGGTTGCCCTTTAGCTAATTTATTGGATAAAGCCGAATAAGTTGATCTTGAAATTTTGGTTAATGGACTATCGGATTGACTCGTGGTACCTGCACTACTTCTATAAGAGGCTTCAAAAATATCATCGGTACCATATAAAGCAGCACCTGCACTATTTAATAAAGTGGAAGTTCCATCTCCACTTGCTCTATAGCCAATGTATTGATTCGTCCCATCCACTAGAGTGGCATATCCATCTCCAATTTCCCACAGATGAATTCCTCTGTTAGCCCACTCTTGAAACATAATATTTAAAGAGCGTCTAGCTGTTTTTAACTGGTAACCAGCAACTCCTCTAATACCACATCTCTCAAAGGCTTCCTCAATAATATCATCTATTGCGAATGTCTTCCCGAACGTTGCTGTTCCGGATGTAGTGTTAGCCATTGAGTCTCCTATGCGCCAGTGATCGTTATTGTAACGCTTCCACCAGCTCCTGCTAAGTTATAAACAATTCCATTTTTACATAAAATACCAGAACCAGGAACATAAACTGCTAATCCTTCAGTATTATAATTGTATATTGCTATAGCAGTTCCAGGCGATACTGTACTTGTAGAATCATAGAATGTGATTGTAGACCCTGCTATCCCTTCACCTTGAATAGATGTAATTCTACATCTACCTGTTCGCGCAAGAGTATTACTACCTACAGTAGTCATATTAATGGTCGTTTGGTCACTTGTAAAAGTTGTTGACATATTTTCTCCTATTAAAAGTGCTCCCGAAGGAGCACTTTAATTATTTATTACGCGTTGTTTATATTTTGAATATATTCAACTGTTACATAGCCCGCTCCACTTGTTCCAGCAGAAAAGTCAATGTAAATTGGTAAATCGCTTGAACCTATATCAGCCCAAGTATCCCCATCTGTAATTGTACCTGTAGATCCATACTTAAATACATTAGCCGCTGTTCCTGCTGCTAAAGCAGTAAACAACGAAGTTGATGTAGATGTAGTACCCATAGAAATATTAGCTGCATCACATGCAGTTGTAATATTAACAATGATCTCAGTGATTTGGCTATTAGCTGGAATTACAATTCCAGTATCTGCAGCTGTAGTCGATTGACTCCAAATTGCAGTTTGAGCCATTTTTACAAAACCAACGTTTTGAACATTAGTTCCAACTGTTGTTCCAGTTGTATTTGCAATCGTTCCCGCTTTAATCGGGCCCGAAAATGTAGTTGTTGCCATAATTAAATCCTCCTAGTTTATTGAACATAGTCTCTAGGCCGTCGACTATACGCGTCTATGTTCTATATTAATTGTATAGTAAGTAATTTATATAGTAGATTTAAATTTAGTGCAAGAGATCGTTGTCAGAATGAAAGATTCTGAATATGTGGCGTTTATTTAAGTAGCCACAGAAACTTGTGGGGCAGCGTTCGTAATTGCATTTTCTCGGTTTGCAATTTTGGATTCCTCGGCTTTGATCTCAGTGATAACTTCTTTAATGCGTTTATCAATTTCGACCATGTTAAGAGTATATTTACCATTTTGCTCATACTCCAACTGCCACCTCAACTCCAAGGACCGTTTTTGCTTGTATAGGTCTTCGACCATCAATAACCTCCTCATAGGTTATACGCTTAACTCGGGGATCTAATGTTTTTTCACCGAGATATTCCCATTTTACACCTTTTTGTCCTAGTTTGTCAAGGACTGCTTGTTCGATAGAATCAGCATTATCCTCCGCTGAAACTTCAAATTTAGCGTGATAATTATAAGCCCATATCTGTACTAGGAATTTTTTCATATATTCACCCTTCAATAAAAAAGGGGCCGTTTTGAGGCGGCCCCTTAATTTGGTTAGCTATTACGCACCTTCAACACCGTAGATACCTCTAGGGTCGGATACTCCAAATGAGTATCTTTCTCTAGCTTTGTATCTTACGTTTCCTGTTGAGAAGTCACCTTCCATTTTAGTTTGGATAGGTAATCTTTCAAAGTACTTCATACCATTTGGCACGTCAGTGATAATATACCAAGAATCAGTATCAGTTAGATAGTGATTTACTCTGTAACCTTCAGGAACCATTCCCATAGATTTCATAGCGTTGATATCGTTATCAGCTGTACCAACTCTACCTTGAGATTTTAACAATCTCTCAGCGTTGAATTGGTTTTCAGAAGGAACAATCATTTTCATTCCTCTAGCTGCGATTTTAAGACCTCTTTCATCAGTCATTGCCGCAATGTCAATCATTGCTTGCTCTAATGATGTTTCGTTAAGGTCTGCCTGTGTAGTTAACGTGTTAGAAAAAGTTCCAGCGATAGTCGGATGCGCTGTGTTGAACAAAGAAACTGCATCACCAGAATCATAGTTGTCTGTAGTAGGCAACCCTTGATTTAGTGGATTAGCTGCTTTGATCTGTTTCGCATTTGACATAGA